ACGTGCGCGTCGAAGACCTTTTATAACGCCATTTGTTGCTACTCGATTGACTGTTGCCGGTATCTCTGCAACATCATCTACAATAAGGTTTACACCTCGATTAACAATTTCTAAGTTCTCGTAGAACTGTTCATAGTTTGCAGTGAACTCACGAGATGACTCACTTGTTTGGCCCAGGTATTGTTGAATTGGATTCAACTTTTCTAAGTCGGCTTCTTCCTTCTTCTTTCCTCCGCCGAATATGTTATTATACCAAGCCATGCTTTCCTCTTTGAATCTCTACCCAGCGCTGCTGCTTTGGGGCTGAGTGCAGGGTGGGATTCCGCCCATAAATAGAATGTAATTTTAAATGGTGCGTATGACAGAGAGTTACAGTATAATCGTAAAGCTCTTCAATGTGTTCATTAATAAATTCATCGCGAAACTCCCTTATATCCTGTAAATCGTATCCTACTTCTTCGACCCACTTGTACAGGAGGGGACTTAAGCTATAGTAATGATGAAAGTCTAACTCTGTTTCCTTTCCGCAAATATAGCACTCGGTTCCTTTTTCGTACCTTGCTTTTGCTTTGTCCCGAATGTACTTTACGGGATCTCGTTTCAGCTCTTTCATCTTTGAATCTATTACTTTTTATTACCGAAATTATATCTCGAGGGAACTAAATTGTCAACTACTATTTTTGAGTTGGTGTAAATTAGAAACTAGTAACTGAGGTTTCAAACGAATATAATGCATATCGAAGTGCGTCTGCCATGTGTGATGCCATATTATGTTTTGGCTTTTCTTTTGCTAGATTTGGATTTGGATCCCACTGATACTGATCTAAAGACATCAAAGAGTGCTTACATTTTTGATCGACAAATAGCAAGTCATTATCAACAATACCAGCGACGTGAGCAATGCCATCCAGTACAGACTTTTTAGCATTAACTGTTGTAATGTCATAGTTCTGAGCAAAGTCAAATCGAGTTTGCTGAGCCGCTGAATCAATGTAGATGTAATCAATATCCCATTTTTCCATAAGCCTACGAATTTCGACAGCATGTTGTTCTGTTGTTCGTTCTGCATCTAAATACTCATCTAACAAGTAGTAAACTTTTTCGTCCCAGTTGTATGCAAGTACACAAAAAGCAGTAGGATCTCTATAACCTACGTCTAAGCCTGCGAATACATCAAATCCTTTGAGTTCGAGTTCTTGGTTATCTGCGATACACTTTTCGTGATTGAAATTCCATATCTGGCCTTCATAAGTATTAAAGTCAGCTTCATATTCCTGTCGAAATTCGGCTTCGGACATACTTTTCCGAGCTTCTTCAACGTCTGTTTCAGACATCCTCGGATTGTCACGGAAAGTTGCTCTGATTGATGCCCATTCTGGAAATTCATTTGAGAACCCTCTATTAAAAAATTCTGCGAACCAATTGTTCTTACCTCGAGGAGTAGATATAAAAAGTGCTTTCGAGTTGTCTTTGTCAAGAGTCGGTCGAAGAGCCACATTAAAAGCTTCTTTACCGTCAGCAAGTGCTGCCTCATCAAAAATAATCAGATCGTAACTTCTACCCACACAAGAATCAACCTGATTAATAGATCCCATACGTATAGTAGACCCATTAGTCAGTTCAATTACTTTATCTTTTGCGTTATCTTTTGCTACCTCTAAGTCAAAATGCTTAATAAGTTGACGCTGTAAGTCGAAAGAAATCTGAGACAAGGCATAGTTCGGAGACATAATTAAGATATGAGAGTTGGGTACTAATGATACTAATTGCCCAATTATGTTCGCGATGTATGTTTTGCCTTGCCTTCTTGAAATTGCTGCTGAGACAAAGCGGTATTTGTCATTATTTATCGCGTTAATGATCGCCTTTTGAGACGGTAGAGGTTCAATGCCGAGTAGATCCAAATAAGGATCTACTGGTAGCTTTAGAAACCTTGTCTCAGATTGTAAATCGATAATCTTTTCGGAAGGAACATCCCTTCTGCTTACTTCAACTGCCATAAGTTACTGCTCTATTTTTGTTGCATCTCGATAGTAAATAATTATTTCTTTCTGTTGCCGAATATATCTGCGCAGCTCTTGAAGATTATATGCCATATTCTCATAGTCTTGAGGAGTCATTCCAAAAATTACAAATGTACCATCCTGCATTTTTGAAATTTTTTCAAACTGCTCTTCGAAATTTTTTTCTGTCACTACAAAAAATTCTACATCTTGTAAATCTATTCTTTTAGGGAGCTGAGGCTGATAGATTTCCAGTGTTTTATATTCTGTAACTGTTTTTATGACAGGCTCGGGGGTTGGTAGAGGGTCATTTTTCAAAAAAGAACAACCAGATAAAAATACTATCATTAAAAAACTAGTTGCTATCCGCATTTTCCACCTCTATACTATCATTTTCTATCGCTTCAAAAACTTTTTTTGTACCGTTATTGATTCTGGGCTCTACAAGACCTGGTTTAGCTCTCGCTAATCTAGTAAGATCATGTCGTTTAAAGATAGATAAATAATCATCCATCTCTGCTTGCATCTCTGTATTCCTTTCTGTTAGATTTGCCACAGCCTCTAACTGTACTTGTAGATTTTGTTCTGCACGCTCTCTTGAAGCTGTCTCAGTTTCGAGTGCAGTTTCCAAACGCATAGAATTTTCTTTTAGTACTACATTATTTTTTTCTAGCTGGGCAATAGTTGTTTCTCTTTTTCCTACTTCCAGCGTGTGGTATCCATATGCTCCTGCACCTACAACTGCTAACAGTGGAAGCATTTTAATTAGTCCCAACATGGTTCTTTTTCCACAATTTGATAGTTAAATTTATCTTGTGTATGAAGTTCAAATAGCTCTCCAGACGCAAGCTTTCCCTTTATATGGGTCGGAGATACTTTATTGATTGTACGAAAAAAGTACTCTGTCTTTTTCATTGGATCAACCCATATTGTAACCTGATATTCTTTAATAAATAAAGATTTCAGCCATCTCCAAAATTCAATCATTTTTCCTATGCCTGTTCCAAGCAACAAAGCCAAAGAGTCGTAAAGACCAGTAGGCTAAGTAATTTAATAATTTGAACCCATTTTGTTCAATACAAATATCTCTAAAAATTAAGTCCATTTCTTTTTGATTTCTTTTTACTGCTTCTCCATTGTCAGCAATTGTGAGTTCTCCGTACTTGTAACCATAGTCATGTACTAAACCTCCCATGAGCAGAACTCCAGTAGGAGAAAGCCACATAGCAAGAAACTTGGGTACAGAAGCACCATCAAATTCAAAACCTTTTTCGATAATATACTCTTCGCCATCTAAGAAGTAGTAAAAATCTTCTGCAAGCTGCCAGCGACGAACTCCTGTGAGCCACATCCAGATTGCTTTCCAGAATCCTTTATCAGCAGTACAAATTTTGATAGGCTTCATTACAGGCATTTCCATATACTCAAAGCCTACGCGATTTTCTCCTTGACCATCAAATTTACTAATTAAAAAACCAATAATTATAAGTACTCCAACAACTACTGGCTGCCAGAAAGTTACCATGAGATCAGCAATCATTTTTTACTCCAAGCAGTTGCTCCGAAGAATGCAGCAACGAGACCAGCTACAGCCACAAAATAGGTCGGTGCCATGTCTCCGAGGACATCCGCAGCATGCTCGTATCCTGCAACTTGAGCACCAACCACAGCGAAAGGATATACCAACATACCAAGCAAAGCAAACCAAGCCATATTTCTTTGGGCATCGCGCATCGCATCAGCATCTTCATACTCTTTTCTTTTAAATTCAAGATCTAACTCCATCTCTCGCTGGGATATATGACCATCGCCATTTATATCCATCTTCTCTACAACTGACTTATCGGCTGTGACTACTTCTTCTTCTGCCATTACCACTTCACCTTATTTGCCCAGTAAGCCGCACTCATTTTTCCACGAGCTATATTCTTACGGTGCCGGGCCTTGAAAGAAGCTCTCTTTCTTTTCATAGCTTGGCTCTCGCCCTTTTTAGGCTTGCCTGCAGTCTTTGCACCCTGCTGACCAAAGCGAATAGTTTTTACTTTGTGCCCAACTTTTGCCACAACTATATGTGACTTTTTCGGGTGTCTCGGAGTGCGCTTTGGCTTATTGTAGCCTTTAACGCCTGCTCTTTTTAGTAGACTTTTTCCTCTTTTTGCGTGAGCCATTTTTATATCCTGAGGCGTAGATTGCTCTACCCTGCCTTTCCGCTGCTGCTTTAGTCTTGTAAAGTTTTCCAGACTTTCCCCAGCGATACCCTCCTTTAACTTTTCTTACGGGCACGTTTTTTCTTCTTGCCTAATTCTACTCGTCGTTTAATTAGGGATCGAGGTACAGTTTTACCTTCCTTATAAAGTTTAGATATTCTTTTAATAAGTCTAGCGAGTTCTGCTCTTCTACTTCCCGAAGTGCCACTCAAATACTTTTTTGGAATACCAGTTCTCTTATCTTTTGGTACGCTTTTTCGTCGTTTTCTTTTTGCCACGAGTTCCTCTCTTGATATCATTATCTTGGGAGTGTCCTCCTCGAATAAAGGAGTTTACTCGACCCATGGCCCAAGCTGCCATAGATGCTCCGGATCTTGAACCAGAGGACAAAAAAGCTCCTTGGCCTCTTCGATATACTCTTGTAAGCTGTCCCAAAGTAAATCTACTATTCTTTGCTTTGCGAGCTAGAGTAGCTTTTGTAGAAGCACTTAGAGGTCTTGCCTTTCTTTTAGGTGCTGCTTTTCTCTTAGTACTTTTTCTTTTTCTTACGGCCACGTTTCTTCTTCCTCTTATGGGCAGAGTCTTTCATCAACTTGCCGCCGGGCATAAAGTGATAACCCTTAGGGGCCTTTCGGCCCCTGTAGGTTTTACGCATAGCCATTACTTTTTACGCCGCTTCTTTCGCAGAATTGCTTTCTGCAAAGCCATGGGCAGTTTCTTTTGCTTTGCTGTAAGTCCGCCGTTTTTAGCTTTCTTATAGCCTCCATTCATAGACATTTTCTTTTTTGTACGCTTTTTCTTCTTACGCTTTTTACCACCACCATAATGTCCTGGCATTGCTATCTCCTAACTAGACCTACATCTAGTTTCTTACTCATTTTATGAGTTTGCGTCAATTGCTGCTTGTAAGACTGAAATATATTGGACTACCAAGGAGTGCCAGCGCCAGTAGTAGGCGTAGCTTTCTCTGCAATCTGTGCGTCAATACCGGCTTCGATAGCGGTTACTTCATCAGTGCCAATCGCCGCCTTAGCCCAGCCAATAGCCGTTGCTTCGGTAATATCAGCCCACTCGACAAACGTACCACTAGGCGCTTCAAGTCCTACAGTTCCGTAGGATGAGCCAGAGTGATCCCCATCAATTTTTGAACAACGCCAGTGTATGCACGTTACAACATTGCTCTTATCTCCCTGCGTAACATCGTAGTCCATCGTTGATATAGTCCATGTGTGTGCCATAATTTATGCTCCTTCCAGTTGCGCTACTCTTGCGCGTAAATCTTGAATTTCTTTGATCATCATTGGGACTAGCTTGCTGTAGTCTACTTGCCACATATCATCATTGGTTTTACCTTGCGTCACTGCTTCAGGTGCAACATCGACAAGCTCTTGTGCAATCATTCCATGCGGTTGGTGAACGCCATCGGCCTTCCAATCAAACGAACGTACACGAATAGCATCAATGTTACCCGCTGATGCGTCTACGATGTTTTCTTTAAGACGTTCATCTGATGATGTGTTGTAAGCTGTTGACGTAGTTGATACAGAAATGCTCCCAACAAAGTTGTTTGCTCTGTAAAAATATTGAATGATTCCATTTGAGCCATCGCGCCTAAATACAGTAGAAGCGTCATCAGTATTAGTGACATAAAGCCTGCCATCACCCCCGCCGCGTAGCTCTAAACCATCGTTTGAAAAATTTGTAGCAGTTTTGCCAATCAGCAAGTTACCAGAGGTATCAATACGCATACTCTCTTGCCACGTTACTGCTGTACCTGCTGTACCTGAAACGGCGCTATACCAAAGGTGAAAGCCAGCGCCTTGCAAATAAAGTGAAGCCTCATCTGTTGTTGTATATTTTGCAGACCACCCGGCATCTGTAGGATAGGCATTAAAGGCATATCCGGTATAAGACGTGCCACCATGTAACGTACCTCTAGCGCCTATTTGAAAACCATCCTCACTAAAATCAGTTGCAGGTGTTACACCTACCCCCACAGTTCCGTTGCTATCAATACGCATACGCTCTGAGGCAGTAGTATTATTAGCACTTGCGGTATAGAATCTAATTGTCGAACCGCCAGAAGGTCCTAGTAATAGAATGGACGCATTACTTTTTCCTGTGTTAGAAAAAGCACCGTCTTTCATATTTCTATTTGTGGAAAGCTGCAAATTAGTGCCATCAAAATCAATAAATCCACTATTTGATCCACCAGTTCCTTCGAGTTCTATCTGTGCATCTGCATCTGCTATATGTAACTTACAGTTTGCTGTAGGACTCGTAGTACCAATACCGACGTTACCAGCGCTAGAAATACGCATACGCTCCGTAAGAGATGAGTCACTTACTGATGCTCTGTTTTTAAATACAAGATTATCTATTTGATAATCTGAACCTGAAGAGCCGCCACTAGCGATAACATTTTCAATAGTCCATGTGTAACCAGCCGTTCTTCCAGAAGCAGATCGATAAATACCAAACCCCGTGCCATTTCCAGAACTTGCAAACACATTTGAATTTGCGGTCACTATAGGAGCTGTACCTTTAACGTCTAGCGGAGAAATAGGACTTGTAGTACCAATACCTACGCTACCAGCACTGGTAATCCGCATACGCTCTGTAGCAGTTCCTGATGCTATGGTGTCAAATTTAATAACAGGAGTGCTTGCGCCTTCAGAGCCGCTTATTCTCGCGCCAGTGTTTGTGTCTCTTGTGAGCCGCATATTTATATTAGCTGATGTAGCATTTACATGAAGCTCGTCAGCAGGACTCGTAGTGCCAATACCTACTCGCTCACTAGAGTCAATCGTAATTGCAGTAGCATCTGCACTACTGCTAATTCCATCAATTGTTGCACCCGCTACCGCTGTTGTAACAAAGGCGGTAGTTGCTATCTGAGTTGTATTTGTTCCAGAGCTTGCAGTTGGTGCCGCCGGGACTCCAGTAAATGTAGGGCTTGCAATAGGGGCTTTACTATTTAAGTTTGAATCTGTTGCTAACCCACTTGTAGCATCTGCTACAAATGCAGTTGTTGCGATTCGAGTTGAGCTATTACCACTTGATTGAGTTGTGGTTGTAGGATTGCCTGCAAGGGCAATATCAGAAGAAGCTTCTACTAGACTTTTAATTTCTGCAGCAGTTTGATCCGCTGTTGCATTTGCTTCTATTCCATCAAGCTTTGTGCCATCTGCAGAAATATCTCTACCATCTAGGGTTGATGAAGCTGTTACGTTAACTACGGTACGTGCCATATTTTACACCCAGTGCGAGGCTACTAGCCCCAGGAGAAAAAGTATTACAGTGCCGGATGCAGCCATAACTCTACTCTCGATTCTTTCTAGATGAGAGTCGATGTCATCAAGTCTATTAAAAGTAGTCTTCCAGCGTTCTTCACATTGAGCTTCATGAGCTGCCATGCGAGATTCTAAAGAGTAAAGCTTTTCTCTATTACTATCAACCGTCGGTTCCATTTAATAGTTTTTCCATCAACTTACCGTAGTTGCCTTGGCCAAATGGAACGCTACCATCATTTATCTGAACATTGTTCTGAGTACGAATGTTCGTTGTATTGGCTTTTTCTGCGTCGGCCTGCGCTTTGATTTCATCCATTCTCATCTTGTGAGCAATCTGTAACAGGTCTGCCAAGTCTTTACTGGAGTAGACGCCGCTTTCTTGTGCTTCTTCAAGTTTGGATGCAATAATCTCGTCCAAGGCACTCGCAATATTATTTTTATTGCGAAAGCCCACATCAAGATATACTGTGTCAATATACTTTTTAACTTCTCGTTTATTTAAAGCTTCTACAACTGTGTTTTCTCTAACTTGGAGATGCTCGCAAACTGCCCGAATATTCCCGAACTGCAAATATGAATTTGCAATTTCAAGTCCCTCTGGAGAAATTGTAGTTACTTCTTTACTCATAAGGTGTATTCTACTTTAAAAGGGTTAAAATGTCAAGTTATTTTTTTGGCTGGTATCAAGAAGGTGGGGTTGGCCACGTAATATCATTCAAAGAAGTAACAGAGGAATTTGCCGCCGGAACATCTCGTAATGCTTGTCTATATATTGCCCAAGCATCTTTCTGTGAAGCACTAAGTGCACAGTCGGGCATTTGAGTCCAATCACATACAAAAAGTCTTTGATCTCTGTCCTGTCTTACTTTCATCCAAAGCACCGTCGTATCTAACTCCCATGCTTCTGTTTCTGTATTCCAAGAATGTTCGGGTGTAGGACGAGGGCCTCTCTTTACCCACGCTCCATCTTTTCTATAGTACTGTTCTATAATCTGCAAGTCTTCGATACCCTCCCACCCCTCTGAAGGAATCCAAATAATTTCTTCATCACCCACAACTCCTTCTACAGGAAGATTGGCGCCTGGAGCAGTTTCTACAACTTTTACTTCTCCTGTTGCGGTAGAAACTCTTGCAATATTTTTAATAATTAGTGTCATTTTAACTCCTTACACTAGCAACAATTAAGCTGCCAAAATTGGGAAGACTAAAGGTACCAAAAGGGCCTGCATTAATTTGACTGTTATATTTAATTCCATCAGTAAAAAAGTCAAAGCACCCAAAAGTTGAGAGATTGCCCTGCGAAAACATATGACCAATTGATACAAAGATTCCTGTTGTGCTACCACTAAAAAAGGTTTGATTATGTGATACTTCAAAATTATCAAATATTTGTATTACGTTTATAGAATTATTTGATTTTCTCGTACTAAAAGTTATGTCGCCAGAACTATTTTTTAGTTGTAGTCCATAAGTTCCTGCACCTGTATGATTCCCAGAAACACTGCTAGTTCTTCTTGCAATAAAGAAACCTGTTGATTGACTTAGTGTTAACGTTCGAGTATTCCCACTATAAGTTACATTTCCTCGTAGTGTAGCGGCGGTACCATTACTGAGAGTGTGAGTGCCAGTAACTCTAACAAATACTAGATCTGAAGGTGAAAAAGTGAATGAGGTACTAGAAGTAGTAGGGTGACCGTCTAAAGGTGTTAGTATTTCTGCATCACCAAAGTTATCACTGTCAAAAATTACTTGATTATTCGCGCCACTAAATTTTAATCCGTAACTCATTTTAATATCTCACTAACATAACTGTGGCTGTGCCTGACCCGGATTGATTAGGGTTGGGACTAATTGTAGCTCCATTTCCTGAACTTGGTCTAGTAATTGTAGGGCCTTGATAAACTGTTCCTGTCCACTGCACAATAAATCCTGTTACAGTTTTAGAAGTGCAATCAAATGTACTAAATATTGTTTGAGAACTACTACTGCTACTTGCAAAAGTTACTGTGGCTGTGGCTAAAAAGTTTCCTATTCTAGAAGTATCATCAATTATAACATTTCCAGAACTATTGTTAATTTTTAAACCATATGCGTTTGCACTACCTCCACTAATTCCACTACCACTACTTCCTCCAGACCCGGGATTCGAAGTATCTACAACAGTTGTAGAGGAAGAAGGTGAGCCAGTTGATGCGCCCGTACTATCAGTAGAAGCTAGAGTTAAAACTGCAGTTTCATTTCCATCAGTAAGATTATCATTTGCAAGTCCAATTGTAGTACTTCCTGAATTATTATTGATTGTTATATTTCCAGTTAAACTACCGGAGCTAATATCGCCTGATGTAATTCCTGTGATTGTATATCCTACTGTAGTATTATTTACAACATTTGTAGTTGTTACAGTATATGTTAAGTTTTGTCCCTCATTAACTGAAGCTGGAGAAGATACACTAAAGGTGCCTGCGGCAGCTCTACTTATAGTAAAGGAATCCCCTGTATTTATAAAAGGACCTCCTTGACTGGTTACTCTTGCTTGAGAAAAATAAGTAAAAGTTTGTCCAAGGCCTGGAAGCTCTGTAACTCCGGTTCCCGCACTTCCATCAGCAGCTTCATCATATGAAATTGTAAAGTCAGTAGCACTCGAGCCCCCACTGCTAGTATAAGTACTAACCCATCTAGGAATATTATTTGTATATAGTCTGTATTGAGTTCCTGAAGTGTCTCCTGTAACGTTTACAGTAACATCAGCAGTGCTTGTAGCCGAAAGGCTTGTGGTGCTTGGAGTTAAACTAATACTTGTGTCTGCTCTACCTACAGTATAGGTATTAGTTAACTTTGTACTATTTAGTCCATTACCATTTGCAGCATATACATAATAGGTATCAAAAGTTCCTGTGCTAGGTAAGTCATTTGTAATTGTTCCTGCATTTTGTACAGTTTCAAAAGTTCGGGTAGCATTTTGACTAAAAGTTCGCGCTATGTATCTACTATCTCCATTTTGCCGCAAAGCATCAATGTTACTCCCATTTGTAAAGTTGCTTACATTTAAAATGTAGTAAAGAGTATTGTTTCCTCCCCCTGTCATTGTATGCCCAGAATAACTTGAGGCCGTTTCGGTAAGTGTAAATTTATCAGTTGTAAGAGTGATTGAAGTATCTAAGGCTGCGGCAGCAGTTACAGTAAAGGAACCTGTATCAAGTAAAGTAGCACTAGTGCCGGTACTACCAGTATAGTCATAATGATATAGCTTTATATAATAAGTTCCTGCAGGAGTAGAAAAGCCCGGAGAGATACTTACAAAATCTCCATTAGAGGGCCCTGAAAAATCTCCAGAGGCAGAAGCAAATCCTGCACTTACTGCTGTATTAGAACTTGAAGAACTTGTTATTCTATAATGAAATCTTTCATCTTTACTACCATTTGTAGATAACTGACCGTCCCCACTCTCTGAAGCTGTTCCTTGAATATAGGGCTCAAAACTACTTGGAATTGATAGCACTGCATTACCTGATGTTCCTTGCTCAATATTTGCTGCAACTCCAGACCAGCCCATAGTACTGGGGATTGTAAGAATTCGAACAGACCTTTGACCTTGATTACTAGTATCTCCACCACTCTTAAAAAAGAACCATCGAGTATGATGATTACTATTGCTGAAGCCACTGCTTGTCCAAGTTCTGTCTAAACCTGCGGCGGAGCTAGTAGTGGGATCTGGGTCATTTACTGTAGTAGAACCATTTGGACTATTAACAAAATTAATACTGACTGCGGTTGAATCAGTGCCATTGTAAATTGTGCGTACATTTACAGTATCACCTGCTACTACTGTTGCAGTATACTGTGACCAAGAAGAATGAGTACCTAGAGGGTAGCCGCTAGTATTAAGATATTCTGTAAAAGACCATGTAGACATTAGATCCCACTTTCAGTCCAAGGAACTCCGAAGCCATGAGTAGGAGTATTGAGCAGTGCAAGTTCTGCATCCATATCAGCCTCTAGTTGTGTTACTGCTGCACTTCCTAAAGCATTCTTTGCCCAGTTAATTGCAGTGCTTTCTGTAATATCTGCAAAGGGTACGAATACGTCTCCTGAAGCTCCTAGATTTACAGTACCATGCTTTTCTACTGTGAAGTCTCCTGACTGCTTTGTTACGCTCCAGTCAATACTCTCTACAATATTATATCGTAATAGCTGTTGATCGTGCAATAAGTAGTTTAAATTTACTACGCTCCAATTCATATTAGCCCCACTGATTCGCCATAGCATCTGCCAGGCCTTGAAATGTTAAAGATCGTATCTTTGCACGATCTGGTGTGTTCGGTGTGTTATCTCGTCCACAATCATATTGATTGCCCCATCTTTGGTACTTTCTTCCTGACGGGGTCTCAACGATTCGTGGCGGTATCATTTTTGTTGGTTCAAGTTTGCCTAGACCTCTCATCCATAGCCCTGTCTTTTTGCTAGCATCATCTCCAAACATATAGGGATGGACATATTGAGGCTTCGGCATAAACTTGAGTCGTGTGTTGATGCAGCCCACAGGATTTTCCAAAACTACCTTTCGAATGGGCGACTTCCACAAAGTTGTAATAAACTCCAAAGCTGCTTCTGTTTTCAGTGCTCGCTCTGGACGTTTTTTGTTCCAGTGTAGGCCAGAGGATGCTAAATATGTGCAAGGTGGATGCGCGATCATCATATCCCATCCATCATTTAGTACATCGAGTACATCACCCTGATAATGTGGCCCTTCGCTTTCAGTCGGCAAAATATCGCACGACATAGCATAGTGGCCTTTCTTTGTAAATGCATCTCTTACTCTGCCCGAGTATTCACAGGCGATTAATATTTTCATTTTATAATTGCAAAAAATCCTGTAAAAATTGCTATAACTGATACGAAACCAAAAATTACTGCTCCTACATCAATCCAGAATGCTCTCTTTCGAGCTCGTGCTTCCGCTGCTGCGATTCGCTGCTGACGAATATGTCTGCGCTCTTTCATCATGTCATCGTAAAAGTCTGATTGTCCCGAATATATGAGAAACTCTTTTAATTGCTTTTCAATTGCTGCCACTTTATATCTTGCTGAAGTCACTTCGAGTGCTTGAGCTTCGACACTGCTGCCTGCAAAAATGCTACCTACCATTGAAGGATTCTGTGACTCTACTGCAGCTTCGGACAATTGTTCCTTTGCATCAAAGAAGCGCGCAAAAAAGGAGTGCATGTCCTCTACTTCTCTGCCAGTTTCTACAGCAGTCTTAATTGCTTTATACGCAGAGGTTGCCATGGACACAGCCGCAGCTACTTCTATCATTGTGATTCTCTGACTCCGGAGAGTGCTTTTTGGTACTCCTATGAAATTTTCTAGAAATATTATATCGAAGAAGAGTATGAAAGTCAAGAAATTTTTTTGAGCACCCTTTTGGAAATCTGAAAAATATCCCAAGTTGTACGTGAAGGGGTGCGCGGCCGCGCTAGATGAGAATGAGTCTCATTACCGCCCCCTGGCTGGTAATATTTCACAAAAATAATACTGTACATCATGGCCCAGGATGGGTTAGAATCGGGGTTGAAAGCTAGGGAGGCTATCTTATGACTGGACTGCAAATTTTTATCATGATCGGACTCGCGGCACCCGCGCTGATCGCTATCGCGTGGGGTATTTACGAGACTTCACCACACCGGCGGGATTGGTAATATTTCACAAAAATAATTCTGGACTTTCTGCTCTCAATATGAGAGAATTCGTTTCAAGGTTGAGCGATGGGCGCTTGACCCTTACTACCGGAGGCACTATGCCATACACTGAAACTCAGGTCGCGGCCCTGCACAAAGCCGCAGAGCAATACGGCACACTGAACGGCGACATCGCCGGCCAGCTTGCCGCAGAGCTTGGACAATCCAAGCGTTCTATCGTCGCCAAGATCGGCTCGCTCGGTCTGCCTTACGCGGCGGCAAAGCGTCCCACCAAGGGCACTCGCGCGACTAGCAAGGCAGAATACGTTGCCGCTATCGCTAAGGCACTCGATGCCGATGCGCG